GGTCAGCGTTCCGTCCGCAAATGTAACAGCCTGACTGAGGATCAGCCGGTCACACAGGCGGCATACAGTTTTGCAGCTCATAGTTTAACCTCCTCTCAGGGGCGGCAGAGCCGCCCCGAATTACTGTCCATCAGCAGCCGCAGCCACAGCCGCCGCCGTTGTTGTAGCCGCCATAACCGCCATAGCCGCCGTAGCCAACGCCCAGGGGGTTGCCATAGCAGCAGTTGGGATTGGGCACAACGTAAGCGGGAACGGGGCAATCGTTGCCGGTGCGTCTGAGGACCTCCGCAATGCCTGCGTCGATCTTCGCACCGATCACGGCGTTCTGGTTGGCCTGAGATACCTGGTTGGTCAGCTCCGCAATGCGGGCGTCCTTGCTGGACAGCTTCTCCTGTACCAGGAAATCCATGAGGCTCCGATAGTTGGCGTTCTGGTTTTCGATGATGTCACGAGTCTGTGCGTTGATGGCGTTGCCAAGGTTGCAGAAACCGGTTGCCATATCGTACTTGATGCTGTCGATGCCCCTCTGGGTCTCGCAGCAGCAGCTTGCCAGCTGTGCCTGGATGCCGTTGAAGCCGGTCAGCAGCGCAGTGTTCACGGCGTAGAACCCATCACAGAGGCCCTGCTGTACGCCCCGCACAGCGCCCTCCAGATTGTTCAGCGTGAATGCGCTCTGGATACCGCCGCCACCGCCGAAGCCGCCGCCGAGACCGCCAAAGCCGCCGCCCAGCAGAGCCACAAGCACGATCAGGCCGAGCCAGCCGTCACCGCCGCCAAACAGACCGTCGCCCCGGTTGTTGTTGGATTCCTGACCCATCAGGTAACCCAACGTCATGTTGTCTTCACCCATTGTTCATTCTCCTTTCAGGTGTAGGAACTGTTGTGTTTTTGCAACAGTTTCCAATTTGGAAATTGTTGTTCTGACAATATCCACACGGGCCGCGCGTAACCCGTTGTGTTAACGTGGTTCTAACGCGTTCCAACGCGTTAACTTTGCGTTACGGGTTTTTATCAAGGCCCGCCCTGAAAAGAGCATCTATTCAATTGTCTTACAGCATTTTTTTGAACTGCCCAACAAAGGCGTTAGGATCAATGCCCGTCTGCTTCATGGCGTTCATGGCCATGCCGTCCAGCTGCGCCGGATTGACGCCCTGCAGCTGCCGCAGCTGCGGATACTGCTGTCCCAGCTGCTGAATCGCCTGCTCCGGGGTCATGCCTTGCTGCTTCATTCGCAAAACCTGTTGTGTCATGGGATTGTTGGTCATGCGGCCCATGATGGCCTGCATCATCATCTGTTTGGGATCAAACATTGCCCTGTCCTCCTCTCTGGGCCTCCAGAATGTCGCACAGCCGATGAATTGCCTGGGCGATATCCGAGGGCTGCGGCATCATGGCTTGCGGCACAGGCTCCGGCTGCGGTGCCGGTGTCGGTGCTGGCTGCTGCCACTGTGCCGGTTGCTGCATTTGGTTCTGCTGCGTCCACGGCTGCATAAAATTCTGCTGTGGCTGATATCCATATTGATAAGGGTTATACACTGTTCATCACCTCTATTTGGATTATCTCAGATTTTTCCGATCCCTGTGGGACACACAGGCACCACTTACGGGACACCTATGGGGCATTTTAGGGGCATATAAAAAAGCAGGAGCCGAAACTCCTGCTTTCAGATCATATTTAACTTTACCGCCACTTCCCGCGCCCGTGGGATGATGATTTTATGTAGCTTTCGATAGATCGTCTTCCGGTCCCTGTCCAGCTCGGAGGCGGTATCCACCTGCGCCCAGCCGTCCATGATATGGATTCTCACGATCTCCGATTCTATCTGGCTAAATCTTGCCTCCGACACAATTTGACCCCACTCAGACCGTGTCAGCCCAGCCAAATCCTCGGGCAATCGTAATCTGGCATCTGCCATGTGTGCGCTCCTTTCCAAACAGGGGAGCGCGGGAGTGTGCACCAAAAGTTATGTCATTGCGAGGAGGGGCCTCAAGCCCCGACGTGGCAATCTCAACGCCCCGTCCCCCGCGGCATCGTCAATCCAGCTTCCCCAGCCGGTCCAAGATCACCAGCGTCCGCGTCAGATCGCCGGACAGGTTCAGGTTCCCCTGCTCGTCGCCTTTCAGCGCACCCTTGTCAATGACCTTCTGCACCGTTGGTTTTGCCCATTCCGGCACGTTTTCCAGTTTCTGATACATGGTCAACCCTCCTTTAAATTCCTCCCAGGCGGCTTTCCCGGCACCCACAAAGGGCGCGGGACACACCTTCCCGGTCACATCGTAGTGCCGGATCACACGCTCCACCGGCACATTGTATTTTGTCATCAGCTGCCGAACCAGCTGCTTGGCGTTCTCCACCGTGGCCTCGTTGAAGAAGTATTCGCCCTTTACGTCCCTCTCGCTGCACAGCTCCACGCCGATGGAGTTGCCGTTGCGGCAGGCCGGATGGCGATATACCGCGCCGCCGCAGTGCCATGCCACAAAATGCTCCTCCACCGACAGCACCGCTTCCGTCTCATCCACAAACCAGTGCGCCGAAGCCCCCACTCGGTTGTTTTTGAAATAGTTGCCGTTGTCCTTGGCCGTGTCGCCCTTGTTGGCCGTAAAGTGCATCACGATGTACTCCACCTTCTGCCCCCGCAGCCCGCCGTAGTTTTGCGTATTGCAGGGAATCGCCAGTATGTTCATATCGCACCTCCAAACGTTGTCATTGCGAGGAGCGAAGCGACGCGGCAATTCGTCCCCCGCCCCTCAAAATGACCGTCTTATAAAATCTTTCGGTAATTCTTCACTCCGTTTTCACCTCCGGCAGACCCGCCACGCTGGTCAGCAGAGACAGAATCCCCGCCAGCAGCGCAGAGCTTCCCACCAGCATCCAGTTGACCTCACCCATGGCCGCCGACGTGCCGATGGTCGCCAACGCCGTCTGGGCCACAGTTTTGACGGCACGAACTCCCGCCGCCTTGATCCAAAGTTTCCAGTTTGCCATAATGATGTACCTCCTTAAGGTTGATGATATTTTTTCAGATCCACGATCTCGTGCACCACTTCGTCCATGCGGCCCTCCAGTTTGTATGTACGCTCCATCAGGCTGTTGTGCTTGTCCTGCTTCTTCTCCAGCTCACTGAGCCGGTAGTCCAGCAGCGCCCTGGTTTTTTCCGCCTGGGCGTTATTTGTGATCAAACACACCACTAGCGCCACACCCGCTGTGATAACCGCCGCAATAATTGTTTCCAATGTTCCCGCGTCCTTTCTTTTGTTAGTTCACTTTCTGAGCCGAATGTTAATTGGCTTCCAGATAATCGGACAGCCACATGGCCATCAAGTTCAGCATCTGGGCATATGCGTTTTCGATGACATTAGCTTTCATCTCCTGCGCCCACCCACTCGTTTTTACATCGTCCGGGGACATTTCGACAATGCCGCCGTATGCACCACACTGTGTAATGTAGGATGGAGATTTGGATGTAATATCGGGCGTATTCACTGCTACGGCAGGCGTTCCGTCACTATTCAGGTCATAGTAGCGCAGTTTATAGCCCCAATAGCTATCCAAAAAAGTGTTGACCTTCTCCAGCTTGTTTCGGTTGTAATCACTACCATCAGGGCTCTGCCCTTGGTGGGCGCAGTATCCCTCATAGCCACCAAGTCCATGCAACGACATAGCCACCACGGCACCGCTTTCAACCATCGTGTTCATGATGTACTGCGTCTCGTTTTCGCTTCCGGGGTGTGCGCCCATGGCAACGGAGTATTCACCATTATCCAACATGACCTGCCATCCGGGCGTATCGTAATTGCGATTAATGTTGACATTGTTGCAGTTGTAGTATCCATTTTTAGATGAGTTTGTGACGTTGGTGACGGGCATATTGTACCCAAACGGATTTGCAACAGGGATGACAATAATCATGCAGTTTTCACGGATGAACTTATACAGCGGATTTTCACGCTGTTTTTCACCCGCAAGGTCACGCAAAAATCTTGCAGAGATCAGCGCACACATTTTTGTTTCGTACTTCTGGTAACGGTCACTGGTCGCATCCAATCCAGCCAGCTCCACGCCGTGTTCATTGGCGTAGACAAAAACAGGGATTAACTTTTGACGGTTTGCTCCCAAATCGCCCAGCGGATAACGGTTGTAGGTAACTCCGCTCTGCGTGATAGACGCATTGCTGTTTCTCTCATCGTCCGCATCGGTATAAATTACCGTAGGTTCCACGTCATCAGCCTCGGAACGCACATACGCTACACCATCAATGGTTCTGGATCGATTTGTGGCAGACACCGCAGTGATGGGATCACCGGCTTCGCCCTCGACTTCCACTTCTGTAGTGCTTTCCTGTTTGACATCGTTTGTATAGTTAGTTGTGGAGGAAATCACTACATCAATTTCATTTCCATCAATGACAACCTTTGCGTTGTTGTATTCTCCACTCGTTCCCGTTCTGTTTACGGCAACCCACACGCAATCAACAGCTTTTGCTACACTTACACTAGTTGAATTTGTACCTGCGGTACCGTATGTTGTCTCGTTTGTAGGTGTCGGATTGCCACCATAAACCGTGTTATAACTGCCGTGAACGGTCATATTTTTGAGCGTCAATGTTTGCTGCGTTTTCCCCTTCATCGGGATAATCAGCACAGAGGCACTATTCAATTCAGAAAACTTTATTCCGCTACCACTCCAACGATACCCTTCCACAAGTGCCGCCTGCGCGGGAACAGTCACGGTTTCAGTGGTAGTGCCGCCGGTTCCACCGATGTACGGCACACTATATGCCGTGTCTCCAATTCTCGGGGAGACGCTTTCCGTATACCGCAAAGTACTGCCGTTTTTCCATGCGTACATCCTTGGATAATTCTCACGCACCCATGCGAGGTGATCACGGGTGGCAAAAATGTACCGTGCAATGTCATAATTTCCAGACGCATCCTTGCCCAGAATTTCCTTTGTGACGGTTTCCTTTCCGTTTACAACGGCGTCAATATAGGCGTGGATGTCATCCGCCGTGGAATTATAGATGTCGATGTCGTATCCATCAAAGGCGGCATCAGCAGGACGCTGAGACGGCGGGAACGTGGTGCCAACAGCGTTATGCACCACAGATGCACCGTCAGTCGAACCGCTTTGCAATTGCTCAATCTCGGCAGAAAGTTGACGAACTTCATCCTCGTCAGCCGGGGTATAGCCCAGAGCAGACTTGATATTTTCAGCAGTCACATTGGCGTCAGATCCTGCAGGGCCAGCGGGGCCAACTGCACCTGTCTCACCCTTTTCACCCTGAGGGCCTTGCGGACCGGTTGCCCCATCTGCGCCCTTCTCACCCTGGGGGCCTTGGGGACCAGGTTCGCCGATCTCACCCTTCTCGCCCTGGGGACCTTGAGGCCCAGTCGCGCCAGTGTCACCTTTATCTCCCTTGGGACCCTGAGGACCAACGGCACCGGCTTCGCCTGTATCACCCTTGGGGCCTTGAGGACCTTCCGGACCGATTGCACCGGTATCGCCCTTTTCGCCTTGGGGCCCCTGGGGGCCGGTTTCGCCGGTGTCACCCTTGGGGCCTTGCACGCCGACGGGACCTCTGGGGCCCTCCGGGCCTTGGGGTCCTGTCAGAGCTTCCAGCTGCTCTGGCGTAAAGTCTTCGTATCGAAAGGGTTCTCCCTTCTCACCCTGTGCGCCCTGAGGCCCTGTAGGGCCGACTGCACCGGTCTCGCCTTTTTCGCCTTGAGGGCCTGCGGGACCTGTCTCACCTTTTTCACCCTGAGGGCCAGTCGCGCCGGTATCGCCCTTGGGACCTTGAGGGCCTATAGGGCCAACCGCGCCGGTGTCACCCTTGGGGCCTTGAGGACCGGTGGGACCCGTAGCACCAGTTTCTCCCTTTTCACCCTGAGGGCCAGCCGGACCCTGCTCACCAGTAAACTCGCCGCTCTCCTTGGCTTTCGTCAATGCGGCTCCCACGGCTGCGTCCAGCTGCCCCTGATCCACACCTCGGTTATTACGAGCCTCCTCATCGCAGACCTCATAAGTTGTTCCGTCCGGAGCCCGCCATTGTTTCATCAATGGATAATCTGCCATGATTAACCTCCTCTCAGTCCATCTTTTCGATGGAAACTATGCCATTCCCCTCAAACTTGACGAAGATGTCATACTGCATCGAATATTCCACGGAATCACCTTCACTGACAAAGCTTCCGACTTGAACGGTAGTACCTGTCTCTTTATCGACAATCTCCCACACACCAAAGCCGCCCCGCACTTGGATTACCGTGCCGAGAGGGACGCTTGCGCTTTGTCCTGCCTGGGTCAGCGTGGTTCCGTTTACCTCAACACCCTGATACGATTGCTGGATCGAATTGCTTAGAACAACCGTTACCATGGTCACGTCATCACTTTTTTTCCAAAGGGTGTTTTCTGCTGCATCTCGGATCTCTGTCACGCTGCCTTCAGGAATACTGACCGATTCTACCGAAGAAAAATCAATCATTTCAGTCGAACCTCCTTGATCACGGACGTGCCGTCCTTCAGCACAAACGTCCAGGTTTCCGACTTCTCCACATAGGCTGCAATACCACCCGCAGCTGCCACCGTTTCGTCCGGGTCATAGGTTCTGGTATCCATCCAGTTTCCATCTGTTTCACCCGGTGTTTCTTCGCCTGCGTTTGTCACTGTTACGCGGCCGTTTTCCGGATCATACTGTACAGCAATCCCAATTCCGGCGGGCCCTCTCAGCCCTTCCAGCTGCTCTTTTGTGAAATCCTCGTACCGAAATGGTTCTCCCGCCGGACCTTTCAGGCTCTGCAGCCATTCAATTTCACTCCCTGAGAAGCCATGCTTCACCGCGATCTGATAAGCCGTCAGATAATACCGCATCCGTTCCGCCATTCCGCATCCGGGATTGATGGTCTCCGCCACGAACCGCACATATTCGTTATAGGCTCGGTTGAAGGTGGCGGCATAGTTGTTGGCCCGCTCCACCTCCTGTTGAGCAAGGCAGATCTGCCAGAACAGGTATTCGTGGTACAGCTGGTCATAGGGCGGCGGTGCAATCAGTTCAGCGTCGTTATCCCCTTCGCCGTACTGGATCACGCCCTCCGCTGCTGTCAGCAGTACGTCCACCTGAATTTCCGCTTCGATCTGGTTCAGCCATCTTCGTTTTGTCTTGTCCGTGAAAGCGTTTTCCAGAATTTCGTCCACATATTCAAAAAGTTCCGCAACCTTCATCCGCGTCACCTCTTATGTTCAAATTTCAAAAACAGGCGGAACAAAACCGCCCCGCCTGTTTTTCTCTCACACCTTGTCGTTGCGAGGGCGGTCATATCCGCCCGTGGCAATTTCAACGTTTTTTTATGTCTTGCAGTCTTTACAGCGTACCGCCTGCAGCCATGCCGCCTGCCAGCATGCCCCGGAAGTCCACGAAGCCGCCGCCAAAACGGGCTCTGCCCTTCCAGCGGTTGGCGTCGTTGTCATCCACAACGCTCTTGATGCTCAGAGGCACGCGATCCTGCCAGATTGCAACGTCTGCTTCCTGGCAATAGTTGGAGTCCATCAGGATCCAGGGCACCTTGGTGGTCACGTTTCCGATGAAGTCGTTCAGGTAGGGCCAGATGATCACATTCCAGTTGCCGAACTGGTAGTTGTAATCGTTGTTGCCGGAGCCCGGAACCTTCTCAGAGCCGATGGCCGTCCACACCTTGTTCTTGATTGCTTCAATGTTGGGGATGATGATGGTGTCGGGCACCAGACCCAGCGTCTCATCATTGTCGCCCTTCATATTCTGCATGGCGGTGGCAGCCTTGCCCAGCGCCTCGGTGCTGAATTCATCGGTAAAGCCGTTGACAATGGTCTTCTTGCTGACTTTGCCCTTGTGGGCGTTGGAGAACAGGCCCACGCCGTCTGCTCCTGCAATGTCAAAGACTTCGCCGCCGAAGCTTGCGCTGGTCTTTCCCTGCAGAGCGCCGCCCAGCAGTGCGGCAAAATACCGCTCACGGGTCCGCTCAAAGGAGGTCATAAAGCCCGCGGGCTGTTTTCTCAGGTTGATCAGATTGCCGTCTTCCAGCATTTCGCGGGAAATGGCGAAGCTGTTCTTCCAGGTGTAGTTCTTGATGATCTTGCTGTAGCCCTGCTCAAAGTCGGAAACGGGATAGGCGCCGTTTTCGGGAGTGGGCTTGAAATCATCAATGGCGGTCAGGCTGCCGTAGCTTTCTGCCCAGTGGGTGGAGTCCACCTTCTTGAAGATCTTGGCTGCAATGGAGCCCTGATCAATGGCCTCTGCTCTGGTTTCCAGGAAGCTGGCAATGGGCGCCTGCCACTTGCCATAGAGCATATCGTTCTTTGCGCTGGCTTCAGAAACAATAATTCCTGCCATGTTGCATTACCTCTCTTTCTTAGACGAACCGCACGCGAACCTTGCTGCCCACTGCGGTGCCGTCAAAACTCATGACCTCGGCGACGCCGCCCTCGGTGGTGGCCGTGATCATTTCGCCGGTTGTGTCGATGGTGTGCTTGCCGCCCACCTTGATGGAGGTTGCATCTGCGCTCAGTTCGGTTTCATATTCGGTTTCGGGTCTCACCCGCTCCACATGGATCATCTGGCCTGCCGCAGTGGTGACCACTTCCTCCATGCAGATGTATTCCGGCTTGTTGGTGCCGGTGGCCTTTGCCAGATTGCCGCTGGAGAACATCAGCGCGGTGCCGACATGCAGCGTCAGCCCGTTGGCAGCGGGCTTCTTTTCCCAGGGCTCACTTTCGTGATGCCACTTGTGAGGAATAAACATTCGTTTCACACTCCTTGTCAGATCTCGGAAGCACCGACAAGCTGTGTCGTTGCGAGGAGGCGGCCTAAAGCTGCCGACGCCCTCCAGAGGGGCTTCTCTTTTCCCGCTTGCACCAAAAGTTTTGTCATTGCGAGGAGGCGGCCTAAAGCCGCCGACGTGGCAATCTCAATCTCTCGACAAGCGGGACAATTCACCTTCTGGCAATCCGTTCCCCTCGCCCCATCACTTCTTGTTGGTCTTCCGGTAATGTTTCTCGATTTCTTCATCCGTCGCTTTCGGATTGAAAATCCGGTAAGCGGCTTTTACGTCGTTGGGCACTTCCAAGGGAGGCGTCCCAACGCTCTTAGTCTTGGTCAGGTGTTCTTTGCCGGATGCAGCCACCTTTGCCGATGTCGCCGCGACCTTTGCCCGCTGCTCCATCAGCCTGTCCATATTGGCCAGCCGGAAGGCGTCCAGATAGTTCAACCCGTAAGGTGGGCTTACAAGTCTGGCAAATTCTTTTCCTGTATCCATCTTTACGATGTCTGCCAAACTTTTTACAGACGGATCCAGTTTCCGAATTTCCGCCATCTCCAGTTCCACGTTCTGTGCAAACTGCTGCTGGCTTCGCTGTGCATCAGCCTGTTCCTGCTGGGCCTGCTTCTGCTGCATGGCTTTGAATGCCGGAGTCTCCTCCACCATGGCCTGCAGATCCTCCGCGGTCATCTGACCCTTTTTCAGCCGTTCGTTGGCCTTGGCCACCTTGTCGGCTGTGGCCCACTCCAAAGCATCCTCAAGGCTCAGAATGTCTGCGCCGTTCTTGTGGGCGTTTTTCATCTTAGCCACTTTGAAGAATGCCTCTTCTTTGGCCTTTTGCTTAGAGCGTTCTTCTGCCAGTGCTTTTTCCACAGCCTTGGAAACCGCGTCATCGATCTCCTGCTGCCGTCTGCGCTTGGCGTTGGCTGCCCGCTCTTCCTTGGTCAGGGGCTTTTTCTCCGGTTCCTGTTCCGGATCCTGCTCCTGGCCATCGTCCATATCGTCATCCGTGTCCGGTGCGGCGACTTCCGGATCTTGTTCGCCTGATCCTGCCGGTTCAGCGGCCTCCGGCTCTTGTTCGCTTTCGGGTGCTTCAGGCTCCTGTGCCGTTTCCGGCTCCTGCAGGCCCAAAGCCTCCCAGGGATTCACGTCGTGGATATCCATGTTTCAGTACCTCCTGTTTCGGGATCTTCCCCTCACCCGTGGGTAGTTCCCCGTCTGTCATTGCGAGGAGGCGGCCTTATGCCGCCGACGTGGCAATCTCAATCCTCCAAACAGCGGTGCAATTCACTTTCTGGCAATCTGTTTCTCTGGCTCTTGAAGCGTTACTTCTTCTTCCCCGTCCGCAGATCATTGCCTCTGTGGACCACGGTGCCCTTGGTGGTGCCGCCGCCCGCGCTGTTGGGGGCCTTTACCACCTGACCGCCCTTGTTGCTGTGCTTGCCGTTGTAACCGTTACCCATGCCGTTCCACCTCCTTCGGTCACGTTCTGCCTTCATTTTTTCACGCCTTACCCCTTCGTTATCTGCAATCTCGCAAGCAAAAAGCCCGGTGCGTTTCATTCCGCACCGAGCTTTATTTTTCCGTATGACGGCAGTCCCTTGGCCGCCGTGATGGCACTTATATTCCCACAGGCGCCCCATTCCCCGGCACCGTAGCCGAAGCTGCGTTCACCTGTGTCTGAACCATGTCTTTTCTCCGTTGTGCAAGTCTCTGCCGCATCTTCCCCGCCGCCGGGTAGTGCAGCTCTTCCATGATGGTCCAGTAGTCGATCAGGGTATCTATGCTGCTGGGATCTCCCATGGCGCCTGCCTGCAGCTGCGCCGTGATCTCCCGCCACATGGCGCCTCGGTTCCCGGCCAGCCCGCCGGTGTCATCCACAGAGAACAAAAAGTCGGTGTTCCACCGCCATTCGCCGTTGGCGTCCCGCTCCAAAAAGTCCAGTTTGTTGAACTCCTCGTACTTTTCCACGCCCTCCTGATCCCGGTAATAGACCGGCCGCGGCTCGTCGCAGTAGGCCAGTTTCAGTTTGAAGATCATTTCAAACAGTTTGGCGTAGGCGGCGTTTTTCATAACCCGCTTACTTTCCATGCGTCCGGCCGACTGCTGGGCGCTGAATTCTTTGGCCTTTCCGGAGGTTGCCGTGGTGTCGGCTCGGCCCTGATAGCTGTCCGTGATACCCAGAATGTTTCGGCTTTCCTGATAGACCTGATTCATGTAGATCATCAACTGCGAAATGTCCCCGGAAAAATCATAGGTCCCCAGATAATTCTTGTGGTCAATGCTCTCCAGCCGCCATTCCTTGCCCTCTTCCGGTGTCACGGTGATTTTGCTGTCCGGCGGCAGGCTGGCTCTTGTTCCGGACATCAGCAGCCGGTGAGCGATTTTCTGCTCCATGCGGTTCACGGTGTTCTGCTGGTCCTCGATTTTGTCCACGTCGCTGTCTCCCAGCAGTTTGCCGAACACGCTCACGTTTCTCTGCAGAACCACCGGATAGATCTTCGGGTTGTAATAAGGCACCCGCTCCTTGGCTACGGCCACTGCATTGCCGTATTCGTCCAGCTTCGCTTCATAGCCGCCTACGGTCTCCCCGTTGATCTCCACCGGTGCCATGATGTCGAAATATTCTTCGCTGCTGTCCTCCCATTTGTCTGAGCCGCAGTAAGCGCACACGCCCTTCTGTGCCTTGCCCTCCGGTTTTCCGTCCTCCGGGAAACTGCCGTCTGTGGTTGGTCTGTCCAAAATCAGGTTTTCCGTGTTTTCCAGTGCCCCGCACCGGGCGCACCGGCGCATCCGTCTGGCCTGATAATCGTCCAGATCTTCCAAAATCGTGTCGCCCACATAGTGGAATTTCCCGATGCCGTCTCCGTTTCGGTAGTAGACCACATACCGAGTCACCAGATCCTCCTCGCTTCTGGCGTTTTCATCCACGCTCTTCACGGCAGGGTCTGTTTCTTCTTCGTGTTTCACGTCCACGCCGTAGGTTCGCTTGACGTTGGCCTTGGTGTCCGGGATCATCAGGCATATATAGTCCATGTCCTCAATGCCGCTGTATACCCCCGGCTGCGGGATCAGCATTTTTGGATGGATTGCCGAGATCTGTACCTCGCCTTTTCTGTCCGCGCCGGTCTCGGCATTGTCCCACTCCACCAGAAACAGCGTTCCGCCCTGAATGGGGCAAGTCCGCTCCTGCAGGTCATTGATCTCCTCCATGCGCAGCCGATCCAGTTCATTGGTCACCATGTGCTCAATGATCCGCGCCAGTCTCTGATCCTTTTCCCGTCTTGGCGTGACCTTGGGCTTGGGAATGTTGCTGTCAACGATAGACTCAATGTTTTCCGCGGTAATGTTCCAGACATGCTGCGTTTCCTGCACGCAGTCCTTGTCGATGATCTTTCGCAGTTCCCGGTCTCCGCTGTACTGCAGCTCCCGCCGGTCCATTTTGGACCGTTCCTCTTCCCACGCGCTCTTTGCCGCCGCCACCCGCGTCTGCCAATGCTCCAGTTTTTTTCGATCCTGTCTTTTCACAAAATTACCTCCTGCGCAGCCCCCTCGTGCCCCCTCTCCAGAGGACTCCGCCGCAGGCGGTGGGGGGTTGTTTCGTCTTCATTGCTGCCTGTCAGCCCGGTTTTATACTTTCACCGAACCCCAATGCTCCAGCAGCATTTTCTTTTCCGCGGGACTTGCCCGGTTGTAATCCTCCCACATGTCCTTCGTCCAGCCCTCGGTGCCGTAATCCGTGCCGGATTCCACGGTCATCCGCTGCTGACTTCTGGCGATGAACGCAATGGCAATGGCCATCACGCAGTCATCATGGCTGCCTGCTTCCGCCTCCGGCCGCAGCTGCCGTTCTTCGTTCAGGGTAAAGGTCAGCATTTCGTTCAGCGTTTCCTCGTCCTGAATCAGTTCCACATGTTCCCGCACGATGCCCTGCAGGTTGCCCAGGATCACAGGCCGTGTCAGCTTATCCGTCCGGAACCCATAGCTCTGGGCAATGGCCCCGGTGTAGGTGTCCTCCCGCTCCCGGACGAAGAATTTCCGGTACCCCAGCCGTTCCAGTTCCTTCTGCGGATGTGTGGAGAAGTTGGTCTCAATGGCCATCAGCGCCTCGTTGTACCACATGCCCAGGCAGTACATCTGGTGCGCGTAGGTGCCCTCGTCCATGCCGTGCTCGTAGCTGTTTTTCAGCGTGGCGCACTGTACGCCGGTGATATTGTCGATGCACTGTCCCACAAAACTGTCCGATCCCTCACCGGCAGTATCCCCGCCGATGACGTAGGGCCGCCCCGGCTGCGGCAGCCTGTAGATCTTCACGATGCCATCCTTGTCCTCTTCAAACCGGATGTTTGTGATCTGCAGCCCGTCGTAGTCGAACCGGAAGTTTCCGATCTTTGCAGGCTTGATCTTCTTCTGCAGTTGGCTCTGCAGCTGCTTGGCGTTGAAGAACGTCCGTCCGATAACGCCCCACATGCCCAGGCAGTAAACCGTGTAGAAATACGGGTTTGTGTCCTTGAACTTTTCCAGCACCTTCCGGTTCGCCTCCGGCAGATACGGGTTGTCCAGATAGGTGCTTTCATGCACCCGCACATCCTCGTCCTTCCGGTCAAAGAACCGCTTTTTCAGCCAGTGGGTGATGGAGATCGGGTTGAAGGTCACGATGATCTGCTGGTAGTAGTTCGATTTGTCACGCAGACGGATGTCCAGCTGGTCAAAATCGTTTTCCAGAACCTCTGTGGCCTCTTCGATCCAGACGCCGGTGATCCGCCGGATGGACTTCAGCTTCTCCACGTCATCCAGACCGGAGAACAGGATCTCCGAGCCGTTTTTGAACGTGATGTACATGTCGCCGCTCTGGCCCTGCGGAATTTTGTCCACCTCGTCCGGGTAATACTCCCGGGCCTGTTCCGCCAGCTGCCGAAAGCACGATTGCCGCAGGGATTTGGCGACCTTTCGAACCACCAAAAACCGGTGCCCCGGCTCTGACACGCAGCGTTCAATGATCTTCTGTCCGGCAAAGATGCTCTTCCCCGAACCGCCGCCTCCTTTCAGAACCAGATGCCGATGCTCGTCAAACAGCAGCGGCAAAAACGTCGGCACGGTCCGCGCCTTCACGGACCTCCACCAGATCGCAACCTCCACCGCTGCATCCAGCTTTTTCTGGTCCCGAAATAAGCTGTCATTGCGAGGAGGGGCGTCAAGCCCCGACGTGGCAATCTCAACGTTCCGATCCTGCGGGGCAATTCCCCTTCTGGCAATCCGTTCTTTCACTCCGGCACCTCCGCACCGATCTCCTTCAGCAGCGCCAGCTTTTCTTCCATGGTCATAGATGCCGATGCCACAGCCCGCTGTGCACCCGCTCCCAGTTCCACTTCTTTGCGTTCCTTCCACCCGAAATTCTGCTGCAGGTTGAAGATCGCGCCTCTTGCCGCACTTTTGTCCTCCAGCCTGCTTTCCAGATAAGCCTCCACACGCCCCCGCGCGCGCGTGACCGTGTTGCAAAACTTCTCGCTTTCTTCCGGGTGTTCCGGGTCATAGGTCCCGTACCGGGAAAAGGTGGCCCGATCAATGCCCAGGTACAGGCAAAGCCCCGTCAAGCTCGGCGGCTCGATCCAAACGGTTTCAAACGCCGGTTTTTTGTCCGCCGTGATGACTTGTTCAAACTTTATTTTCTGATGTCCAAAGTCATCCAGCAGAGGAAAGCCTTCGTCGTCAAAGACTGGCACCGCCCGCATTTTCGGTTTTCTATAGCAAATGCTGTTGAAATAAGCCTCACACGCCCGCTGAAATCCCGCAGGCTCGTATTTCTTCGGTCTTCCAGGTTTCCGAATTGCCGCCATACGCGCACACCTCCTTTTCCCCCATGGTAAATTCGCCCACCCCCTTGTTATCTGCAACCACAACAACCTCCCCCAAAAAGGAGAGGTTGTTCAGTTTCCCTTGTTTGCGTGTGCGGCGTCCAACCACTTTCCGCTCATCCCTTCAGGATCTTCACCTCATCCGGCCGCAGGATCAGTCCGTATTTTCCAAATCCCGGAACCACGATCACGTCCGATCCCATGCCCTTGTACAGCACTGCTGCGTACAGTTCGCCCAGCCTTGGCGCGAATTCCTTTTGCACCGGTACCGGCCGTATCACCGTGAGCAAAACGCGCTGACCCCTGTGGTCCACGCCGCTGGCTTTTCTTTCGATCTGATCTTTCATGGTGGCCTGCATGCCTTTTTGCTTGCATTCCACCGAGCAGTATTTCCGGTTCAGCTCTCTGGACCAGAATTCTTTCCCACACTGTGGGCAGATATGCCGGTGTTTCTTGTATGCCATCCGTTCCCGCCGCAAGGCCTCCAGCCCAATCACGCTGCAGGCATCGGAGCAGTAGTTCCTTCGGCCCTTGCAGCCCTTCAGACTTTTGCCGCACACCCGGCACACGCCGTAGGCTTTTTCCGTTTCATGCCTGTGCGCGTATCTGGCTTTTGCCGAGCATTTCCTGCTGCAGTAGGTCTGACCCTTCACCCGCCTCTGGAATGTCGCCCCGCAGGTCGGACAAATCGTCTGCGTTCCCTTACCATCGCTCATAAAACAGTTTCCTCCTTCTGTACAGCGTCGAATCGTCCACATGGTACGCCTGCGCCAGCCACTGTGCCGAAACGTTTTCTCTGGTCATCAGTTCAAACAACGCCTTTTCATGCTCACCTCCGCATTCCCGGCAAAGTCTGCGAATCTTTTCCTGTACCACCTTCGGCTGTTTGTCGTAGTTGATGCAAGTGAAATGGATCAAACCCTGTTCCCTGTGAGGCCGATTAACCCCGCGTAATTTTTTGAAACTCATTTTCAGATCCTCCTTCCGCAGTTACGTCACGAAATTCAGATCCCCCACCCAAAGGCTCCCCTGCGCAAGGGGAGCTGTCACGCTTGCCTGACTGAGGGGTCGTAACCCCTAATTTGCTTCCGCCTCTCTTCCGTGTGCTGGGCTTGCGCTTGTAGCGCACATACTGGTTTACAGTTCCCTCTCTGTACGGTGTCCGATCCAGCACCTTGGCGCCCGGCTGCACCCGAATCTCGTTGCAGGGGTCCTCTGCCAGCACCATCTCTTCCACCTTGGGCTGCACCATGTTTCTGGAGCAGCTGTACTTCTTCCGGTTTTCCTTGTGTCGCACCTGTCCCAGCAGATAAGCCGCCAGCGGCGTATAATCATCCTGCCGATACAGATGTTCCGTATGTACATGGCCATGCTTCCAATGCTCTTCCAGCAGTGCGGCAGCCTCCGCGTTTACCACCACATGATGGTGCACCCGCACCAGCTCTCCGGTTTCCTGATCCAGATCCGAAGTCACAGCAAAGGTCTTCATGGGAATATCCGCCCGCTTCGCCTTCCGCCGCACCGCCTCCAGCGACTTCGCCAGAATCCCCCGCGCAGTCTCCCAGATCGCATCTGCCTCAAGGCTCCCCTGCGCAAAGGGATCTGTCAGCGCAGCTGACTTAGGGGTCGTTGCTCCCAGCACCATCTCCGCGCTCTCATCCGAGTACGTCAGTGTCACCAGACAGCTCTCCGGTCCATAGTTGCAATTCAGAATTCTGGCAGCCACTCGCACAGCCTGTCTCGCGTTCTCGTCCCGCTTGTCCTCCTGGCTCTTGGCCTTCCGCCACCGCTTCCCGGTGACCTGGCTCTTATCCCCGACCACGAACTGGGTGACTTCCACCACGCCGTTGGTGCAGATATATTTTCTTCTCATGGTCTTCGCCACCTTTTTTCACCTCTATGTCGGAAAACTTAGGCCTAAATGAACCTCACCCAGAAACGCGCGCCCGCGCGTTTCCCTTGGCTCCCCTACAATAGGGGAGCTGGCCCGAAGGGCCTGAGGGGTGTCAAGCCATACTCCGGCAGGCACTCGCTCCCCCCAAACGCATATCACAACCCCGCCCAACCGCGCGGCGCTCTGATCTGCCCTTGTTCACCCCGGCCGGGTTCCCATTCCCGACCGGGGCATTTTATTCAATCCAAGCCTTGTTCCATACGCCCAATATGAAACTAATACTTTTATTTTGAATGAAATCCTATTCGAATGAACGTTGACCCCCCACCGGGAGGCCCCCGCACCATAGGCTCCCCGTTATGGGAGCCGTCAGCAAATCTGACTGATAGGTGAT